GAGTCGTCAAGGATTCCAAGCAGTCAACCACCAAGGCAGCCGAACACGGAACCATCATGCATGAACAGATGGAGCATATACTCTTGGGACGCCCGCACTCAAAGGATGAAAGTCTCGCACCATACATACGGACTTTCAGCCGATGGGCGAAGGATAACGTCGAGAAAACTTACTGGTGCGAAAAAGCCCTTGTCGGTGCTGGTTACGCTGGAAGGTGTGACGCGTATGTCCGGCTCAAGGGAATTGGCGACGCCATCATCGACCTGAAGAACCGCAAGATAAACCCTAAGTACGACCCGTTCTACGACACCGATTGCGCCCAGCTTTGGGCTTACCGCGTGGCCTCGGAGAACCCCAAGGCAGCGTGCGTATCGGTGGTGCTGGCGTCCAATGACCCAGAATCCATCAAGCACCATGTCTGGGATGAGGATGAGCTTTACCAGGCCGGTATCGCCTTCCAGGCCATGCTGAAGGTCTGGTCTTGGGCGAAGCAGTACGTCCCGCCGGGGATGAAGTTATGAACCCGCCGACCATCGAGGACATGGGCAAGGCCGCCGAGGAGATTGTCTGGCGGGTGATGGGCAAAGGCTCGGACAAGTCCAAGTACGGAGAATGGTTTCATATTGACAAGCCGGTTCACGACTATCATATAGGTCGCGCCATGCGTCACCTATCCACGGCAATGTTGCAGTTGCAGAAGTCAACGCCTTGCCCGGATAACAATGGAGAGACGGCGCTGGATCACCTCGAAAGAGCCGTGGTCCGTGCGCTGTTCGTCTGGGCGCAAGTAAAGAAAGAGGTACCACGGTTATGAAGAAACTAGAGGACATCAGCGTAACATTCATCTGGGGTGGCAAGGCCGTCACCGCATTTGCGGATGTGGAATATAAAACGCACAAGGTTGACCTTGGGCCGGTTTACATGAGGGAACACTTTATGTCGGATGTTCCCTACGAAATGGAGGTCAAGCGGCTTGAGCTTGTTTATGGCAATGATCCCGTACCAGACCCGGAAGAGGACATGAAGGAATTTGCAGAGCAACTATTGCTGGAGGAGGCCGATGAAAGGCTTTCGATGGCATGGTGAAGTTCACCAAGTGCGAGAAAGTTGACGGCGGATGGGCGTTGTACGCCATGAACGAAAAGGAAAAGAAGGAGCAGCAGGTGTGCTTTGTCGGAGCGGGCTTGCCGCTCGAAGCTTGGGTTGATCTGAAGGAGATTAAAAAATGAAATTAAGCCAAAAAGAAAAAATTAAAAGACTAGAGTCTTGGCATAGAATACACCGAGCAATTCTTTTTCATGTATGGAGAATTGAGAATGATAAAAAACTATCTGCAAATAAACAAAAATTATTCCTATCATTTCTTAAGAAAAAAGCGGAATCCTATGGAGTTGACACAAGTTTGGATAACCTAAATGTTATGCTTGATGCAAACAGAATTATCTTTGGAAAGAAATGAGGCTGGCCGCATCCTTTATCTGCTACGCCGTCGGCCACGTCATCGGCGAGACTATTCTCAGGTTTGGTTGGGGTTATTCACTCTACAACAAACTAATGCTTCTAAGCAGCGACCTGGATGATAAGGGCGTGATATGGAAGGACTGCAAATGAAGAAGGCTGTGGTCACGCAATCCTTCGGGGAGGGCTGGGCTAAGATCCGTGAGCTTACCCAGCCGCGCATGAAGGCTTACTGCGAGCGGCACGGGCAGGATTTTATCTCGATGGAAAAGCCGCTGGCGGAACCTCCACAATACACCAAGAGTGCCATCGGGAATATCATGGCCACCCGTGGGTACGACATGGTGACGTTCTTTGACTGCGATGTCTTGATCGCACAGGACTGCCCGGACATGACCATCGACGCTGGTGTGTTCTCGGCTTTGAATGAGGGGATATTCTTGGATCGCAAGAAGGACATGGTCAAGCTGGCCGAAACCTACGGCGCGGCAATCAAGCCCAAGTTCTACGTCAACACCGGGGTCTTTGTCATATCCTCCAAGGTCATCGGAGTGTTGTCGCTGCCACCTCTAGGATTGTTCCCAAACCACTTTGCCGAACAGACCTGGCTCAACATCATGCTTCACCTTTGGGACATCCCGCTGCCCGACCTTGACCCGGCTTTCAACTGCATGACCAGCGTGGAGTCGCACTTCGGACTGGACCGCTACAAGGACGCCAATGTGATCCACTACGCAGGCCAAAGCGCGGATCTGGACAAACTGGCCAAGACGATCAAGGCTGACGACAAGAAGCTTGTGGAGCTAGGGCGATGACGCCGGTGAAGGTCATTGAGAGCGGGGACAAATGGAGGGTGGTGACAGCCTCGATGGAGAACCCGATTGGACCAAGACTCTGGGGCGCGGAACCCGCCAACGGCCTGCCGCCAACCACGGATATGTTTGAAAACAAGCAGGACGCACTGGACTGCGCCCGCATCTGGAACGCCTATGCAGCCTGGACGGAGCAACGCTCCGGCAAGAAGAAGAAATGGTCTCGGCGCAGTTGACCAAGTGGGATGAAGACGAACGCATCCGCCAACTGGCGGGCGAGATCGTCATCCGGGCCATCCAAGATATCCGCCTGCTTCAGAGGCGCGGGGTGCTGGACGGGATCAAGATCACGGGCGAGACATCTGGACTTAGGGACTGTTCGGAATACACGGAGCCAGAGGAAGTGGAAAAGCTTGTCAACGATTTCCAAGACGGCACAGTGCTTTTCTGGTGCAGGGTGGCGGGGGTCGAGATCGACCAGCGCACCCTGAACCGGGTGGTGGAAAGGAGAAACAAATGGAATACGCTAAACTGGGGATTGAAATTCTCGCACACGGAGTCGCACTCTTCGTCTGCCTTGGGGTCGCAATCAGCCTCATTGGCGGTGCCGTCGGGTTCGTGTTGTGGGTCTGGGACAGATTAAGAAGGGAAAGATCACAATGGAAAAACTGGGAGTAATCAAGTTCCTAGCCGAGCGCGAGGTCAGAAGCGTCGAGATGGATTTTGACGTGGACGACAAAACGCTTGACCTGATCGCGGCGCACGCGATACACATGATCGAAAACGACAAACAGGCCCTGTTCCAATACGCCATGAGAAAGGCGCTTGAGAACTTTGCCAAAGGAGAAGAATCATGGACACTAAAGAAAGCCAAAGACCTTTTAAGCAAAAGATCCTCACGGCGGTCACGGTCGAAAAAGCCCTGACCCGCTCACAGTGCGAGCTTGTCATCCACGATGCCAGCAAGATCGGGATGAAGCGGGCGCCAGTGCTTGCCAAGGACTGGACCAACGTCAAAAGCCGCAACCGCACCTGCCATTCCTGCTGGCTGCCCAAGTCTCCCCACTTCCAGTGGCTCTACAACTATATCGCCGTCGTCACCGACGATGTCAACAATGAGCACTACCAGTTCGACATCATAGATATGCAGCAGTTGCAGGTCTTGCGCTACGGGCCGTTCCAGAGATTCAAGTGGCACTATGACACCTTTGACGGAAGCGACCGTAAATTGACAATGGTCATCAATCTTTCGGCACCCAATGATTACATTGGCGGGGGATTGCAGGTGGAAGGTGATTGGGTTGGGAATGAGAAGGCCAGGGAGCAGGGGTCGGCAAACTTCTTTCCCGCATGGCTGAAGCATCGCGCCCGTGCGCCCATCTGGGGAACCCGCTGGGCTTTGGTGGCATGGATCACGGGACCGGCATGGAAATAAACCCCATCGACTTTGTTATTCTCGCGCTGGCCATAGCCCTGTTTGCGCTCTGGTGCGACCGATGACCCACGCCGCCAACCTGCCGCGCCACCTGTACGTCTCGGTGGATAGATCCGTGATGAGTCGCGGCCAGAAGGACGGCTGGGAGGATGCGGTATGGTTTGGGCTGACCAGCGTCCCGCACAGGGCTTGGGGCTGCACGGTCATGCTTCAGTGCGGTGCTTTGTATCGGGGGCTTCCGCTATCGGCCATCGCCCACGACCAGGTTGGTCACGACCAGAACTGGGAACTTAAAGACGCCCAGCGTTGGGATTGTTTTGGCTGGAACTTCACGACCATCGAATACGATTACCTGCGGGAACTGGACTGCTCGGTCTGGCTCGCTTCGCGCCAGCATTGGATGAGGGGCAGCTACCTATTCACGGCAGAGCCGTATGGGGACGGGTACAGTCTGGAGCCAAGCCAGACCAAGTCGCATCACTTCATCGCACTCTGCAATGGGAGGGTCACCTGCGTCCCCGGAAACAACATCCTTTGGCAGGAATCCTCGTTCACCAAGAATAAAAGTCTTGCCAAACCTGACTGGCTTCGTGTACAAACAAAAACCTACCACGCCGAAGAACAGGCGTTCGACGATGTGGTGGGGGAAGAAACAGCATAACAAGGAGGTCATTATGCCATTAGGGAAAGACATCGGGAAGAACATCCGCGAACTGCGGGCCGACAATAAACGAAAAGGATCAGCCAGGGGTGCTGGCGGAAAGCCGCGCAGCCAGAAGCAGATCCTCGCCATCGCACTCCGTGCGGCTGGCGTACCCAAAGCCGGTCGTCGTTTTCGGATGCGGAAGGGATGACTTGCGAGAAACTCAAATGGGTGGCCGACATTCTTTCGCGGGTGCGGGAGAAGTTGGCGACCCACAGGGATGCGATCACACACGCCGAGGCGCACAAGGTCCGCGAGATGATTGCGGAAGTTGACGCGGCTTCGATCATCGTAAAGGAGAAAAGAAATGAACACACTACAGGACAGGACGGCGGTACAGATACTAAGCCATAGGGTTCAGTCGCTGGAGAAGGCGCTGGAGGGTTGCCGTGAGGCCGGAAGGCAGTTGTCGGCACAACTGTTGGCGGTCATAGATGCCCAGGAGAAAATGGGCAATCCAGTCAAGATACGGGTGCCGGACGAGATCAGGAAGGACAGGAGCCGTGGCAAGCACGCCATCAACCGCAGATTTGCTGTTTGGCAGATAATGTATGAAAACGGAATGACGGAGTCTGAAATATCCGAACAGTATGGAGTTGACCGTCACGCCATTCGTAACGCAAGGCTTCGAGGCTGGAGGTCGGGATGGGCGAGGAAATGAAATACCTTTCCGTTTGTTCCGGCATCGAGGCCGCCAGCGTGGCGTGGGAACCGCTCGGCTGGGAGCCTGTTGCCTTTTCGGAGATTGAGCCATTTCCGGCTGCGGTGCTTAAACATCGCTGGCCGAAAACACCAAACCTAGGAGACATGACAAAATATGAACAATGGAATATACCAAGCGGATCAGTTGACCTTCTGGTCGGAGGCACGCCCTGCCAATCCTTCTCAGTCGCAGGACTCAGGAAAGGACTCCACGACCCAAGGGGGGGGCTCATGCTTACCTTTCTTGAGATCGCTAGGAGTCTCCGGCCTCGATGGGTTGTCTGGGAAAACGTCCCCGGCGT